GGATGATGCCTGACATCACAATGTGTCCCGGTGCGGGATGCAACAAAAAAGATACGTGCTACCGACACACGGCTACACCGAGACGACCGTATCAAGTACAGGTGCAACAAGCACCGGAGGACTGCAAGCACTACTGGCCGATTGATGGGCGGCGCGATGCGGACGGCAAGTGGCAACAAAATGCCAGCTAACGGATGGAGAAAGAGACAGATCATGCAATGGATACCGGAAGAGAAAGGTGTGATTGACAAGTCTGCGGCTAAACGGATTGCAACTTTGCTTGAGTGGCAACCGAAACGCGAATGGGTTGGTCTGACGGATGAAGAAAAAGAAAAATTTGTCGTGAATTATTACTCGTCAAAGTGGGATAGAAAAACTGCGGTGGTGTTGATGAATGACTATGAAGCCAAGCTGCGGGAGTTGAACACATGAGCATCGAAGCAATGTGGCAAATGGTGCATGAGCAGTTTAACAAACCAAAAGATCATTCAATGCTCTACACCGCCCCACCAAAGCGCGAATGGGTGTCGCTGACCGATGACGAGATCAAAGAAATCATTGGTTACTGGGAGACTGGACCAATCAAAGGCTACAAACGCGAACTGTTTGACAAGATAGACGCCAAGCTGCGGGAGAAGAACGGTGGATAAAGACAAAGCATTACGCATGGCACTTGAAGTATTGGAAAAAATATATGAGGGATGCGGCAATGTTATTGAAGACAAACTTCATGAAAATGCAGTCACTTTGGCAAAACTAGTTAGAGAGGACTGCAACAAACCCATCACCGCAATCAAAGAAGCATTGGCGCAGCCGGAGCAAGAATCTGATGATTTGACTGCTGCCTACATGAGTGGATTTCATGACGGTAAAAACACACCACAGCGCAAGTGGGTTGGGCTGACGGAGCAGGAAATTGACCGACTAAATTTTACTCAAGTGGGTGGTTGTCAGTGCAGCTTTGGTTATATCGAGGGTATCGAAGAGTTTGCCAAATCCATCGAAGCCAAGCTGCGGGAGAAGAACACATGAACAACTACGAAGATGACTTCATTCGCATCATCAACAAACCCGATCAATACAAGCCGGAAGTATGGACAAGAGAATTAAAACGGTTAAAGGTCGGAACATGGCTGTTCGGCCTGCTGCCTGTTTATGCGTATGAGTTTACCGAGTGGGAGAAGAACGGATGCTAGTCCAACTACTTGACCCCGACCCGATCCTGCTTGATGACCCAGTGCGTCCGAGGATCAGCCCAAAGCGGCGCATTGAAGGTGGCAACCGTTGTGTTTATGCGTGGGTGGAAGATCGGCAGATATGCTCTGTCGTTTGCGTCAGTCAACCGGAATCAATACCCAAAACAGAACGCGAACTTTTCGTGACGGGCTGGATACCTACTTCAAACCTTGTTGTACTGTATTCGGTTTGGTCTTACAAACCGGGATGCGGTAGCAAGCTGGTGCGAGCAATGGTTAAAAGAATCAGAAACAAAGGATGGCTTCGGATTGTCACTATGTCACCGCAGACAGAAATGGCTAGACAATTCCACTTGAAGAATGGCGCAAAGGTGCTGCAAACAAACAAGACAACGGTGAACTATGAATACTGAAAGAATTAAACAACTTGCCGAGCAAGCTGAAGTATGGAATGTTGAAGGCGACAGCGACAAGTGCGAGGTTGACTTGGAAAAGTTCGCCGAGTTGATTGTGCGGGAATGTATCAATATTCTTGAGTTTCATGGATTTGAAGATGCTGTTCCATATATCAAGTGGATGGCTACCAATAAATTAGGGGTTAAATGATGCAGTGGATTCCTAACCGTTACCGCAAGAATGAGATACGGCTGCGCTACACCGAGAAAGCGTACTGCCGTGGCATGAGCATTGGTTTTGGGCTGGGCGTGTTCGTGTGCATCAACCTGTTCATGATCTTCAACATAATTAAATTGGTACTGACATGAGTACGCTTATCAGTGACACCCCGTACGTAAAAGCGTACGTGCGCAAGGAGTTTTTGTTTGACGAGAAAAAGCATCATGGCGAGTTTGTACCTGCCGTTGTGTTTGGAGTAAGAGCAGAGCCAGCTAGAGTCCCTATGTTCCAAGTCATGTTGGAGTCCGGCGCACAGTGGGCACGAGTACCTATCAACGTGATATGTAGCAAGCCATGTGACGCATTACCCGTAGAAGATTGCGCATGGTGGGATAGCTACGGATACGAGTTCTCTGTTCATTCGTTTGCGTTCCTGAAGAACCACACTGTGTCTGCCCTAGGGCGAGATGGGAAGATACGGTACGGTAACTACTTGTTTACGCTTGACTGGATGCAAACTGGGTGGAGTGAGATAGCTGATCAGCACAAGAACCACCACATCATCGCTCTAAGTAGTGGGCAGTGGATTGCGTACCCCAACAACAGATTAGTGTGGCATGACTCAGCATGGATAACACCCGCTCCTGACAAAGAGTGGGAAACACCAACAACAGATTACTTTGTAGAAGGACTTAACTCACTATGATTGACTACGGCGAAAACCTCATTAAGATAAAGATACTGCAACGCGAAGCGCATGACGCACTACTAAACCGTGATTGGCAAACCGCCTGTGACAAGGCAGATGAGATCATTGTTGCCGCCCGTGCCATCCGTGTGTTCTGCCTGAGTGAACTTGAAAAGGTATTGACCCAGTGAAACTTGTTCCCGTGTTCGTAGACTTTGAGACGTACTGGTCTGTCACGCACAGTCTTAGCAAGATCAATCCCATAGTCTATTGCACACACAAGGACACGGAGATTATTTCTTGTTCGATAGCAGTAGGATCGAAGGATGCCTACGTAGTATTTGGTGAAGATGCTATTCGATCAGAGTTTGAAGCAATCAACTGGTCAGACAAGATAGTCATAGCGCACAACATGAGCGGGTTCGACGCCATGATACTTGCGTGGCGATTTGGTGTTACCCCGGCTATGTGGGGGTGTACCCTAGCTATGGCTAGGCCGTTGCACAGTCTTACTGTAGGAAACTCGTTAGCCAAGCTAGTTGAGCACTACAAACTTGGGGTCAAGGACAACACCGCCCTGCTCAACACCAAGGGCAAGAAGCTGCGTGACTTCACTGATGCTGAGCTTAGAGCCATGTCAGAGTACAACAAGGCGGACACAATTCAGTGTGCCAAGTTGTTCCACATACTACGCAAGAGCACGTCCAATACAGAGATGAAGTTGATCGACTTAACTATCCGAATGCTGGTTGAACCGAAGCTGGTAGTAGATAAGGAGTTGTTGCTAAAGACCTACGGCGAGGAACAGGAGCGCAAGAAGAAGTCCCTAGAGTTGCTTGCCAAAGATATGGGGTTTAGCGGTGAGGGTGATCAAGCTGAGTTCGTGCGTGGTGAACTGGCATCTGCAGCTAAGTTTGCTGCACAGTTACGCAAGTGGGGTGTAGAGCCGCCGATGAAGGCATCTCCTACCAAGCCCGAGAAGCAGACCTACGCACTAGCCAAGACGGATCAGGAACTGCTTGCCCTGCAGGATCACGATAACCCATTGGTTGCCGCTGCCACTCGCGCTAGGCTGGATGTTAAGTCCACTATCCTTGAGTCGCGCATCAGTTCATTCCTTGATGTATCCGAGGCAGTGCATGGACGTATGCCTATAGCCAAGAACTACTACGCTGCACATACCGGACGGTGGGGTGGCAGCATGGGGCTTAACCAAGAGAACCTGCCTCGCATACCGTACGACAAGGATGGCAAGGTAGTTGAGCGTCCGTCCAACGCACTGCGCTTTTCACTAAGAGCACCCAAGAGGCACAAGGTTGTCGTAGCCGACCTATCCGGCATTGAGTTACGGGTAAACCACTTCCTGTGGAAAGTACCGTACTCTACTAAGCTGTGGGCTAGCGATGCCAACGCAGACTTGTACCGTGCTGCCGGTGCTGTTGAGTACCGATGCACTCCCGCCGAAGTAACCAAGGATCAACGTCAGCTTGAGAAGGTAAAGGCACTTGGGCTAGGGTTCGGTGCTGGTGCAGCTACGTTTCGTAGAGTAGCTAAGTTGATGGGAGGCATAGACCTGTCCGAGATAGAGGCTATGGACGCTGTGAGTTCGTGGCGTAGCAAGCATCCGGAGATCGTAACAGGGTGGAAGATTTGCCATAACGCGCTGAAGTCGATCGACTTTGGTTCAGACAAGCAACTGGATGATTGGGGACTGTGCAGCACATCAGCCGAAGGGATACGTACCCCGAAAGGCTTGATCCGTTACCCCGACTTACGTAAAGAAGCAGTAGATGGTAAGGAAGAATGGTGGTACGGGCAGGGGCGTAACAAGACTCGAATATATGCCGGGAAGGTAACAGAGAACATTGTGCAACACCTAGCCCGATGCATACTTGGCGACATAATGCTCGACGTGTACAGTAAGACCGGATACCGCCCCACACACAGCGTACACGATGAACTTGTCTACGTAGTACCCTCCGAGGATGCGGACGAGCAGCTTGAGGCTGTACAGAAGGCAATGCGTACTCCCCCGGTATGGTGGCCTGAGTTGGTCACTTGGAGCGAAGGTGATGTAGCTGATAGTTACGGAGCAGCAAAATGAGAGCATGGTCATTCAGCAGCCTTAACCTGTTCCAAACATGCCCTAGGCAGTACGAACTGACGAAAGTACGAAACGTCATTCCGTATACTGAAACGGAACAGACCAAGTGGGGTACTGAAGTTCATGCCGCACTAGAGGACTACATTAAAGATGGCATTCCTTTAGGTGAAAAGTTTATTGAATACAAACCCTATGCTGACAAAATCCTGTCATTGCCGGGGGATAGGGTTGTGGAATGGGAATTCGCCCTCACAAATAACTTGACGCCGACAGGGTTCAAGGATCAGAATGCGTGGTGTCGAGGCATCATTGACATAGGCGTAATACACGGCAACAAAGCATTCGTTGGTGACTGGAAGACAGGCAAAGTAAGACCTGATTCCGACCAACTGAAGCTATTTGCGGCAGTGACTATGCAAACGTATTCTGAGGTGGATGTGGTGAAGACCGCATACATCTGGTTGGCGCATGGTAAGACTACTGTTGAGACGTACCGTCGTGAGGACTTGCCCTCTTTGTGGGAGCACTTTCTCGCAAAGGTTGCTCGGCTTGAAAAGGCATACGAGAAGGATGTATGGGTTCCGAAGCCATCGGGTTTGTGCAATGGATGGTGTGGGGCGGGTAAAGATCACTGCGAATTTTGGAGTCCGCGACGATGACGCCTGAAGGTAGAGTCAAAGAGAAGGTAAAGAAGATTTTTCGTAAGCACAATGCTTACTACCACATGCCAGTGCAGAACGGCATGGGCGCACCGAGTCTTGACTTCGTGGCGTGTGTAGCAGGACGGTATGTAGCAGTAGAGACTAAAGCCCCCGGTGGCAAGCCTACTGCTAGACAGTTGAATACGATTGGTGAGATAGAACAAAGCGGCGGCTTGGTGTTTGTACTTGATGGAAACCAAGACGCGATGGATGACTTCGATAGCAGCATTGGAGAACTAACGTGACTAAATCAAGTAAGCAAGAACTCGCTACAAAAGCGGAGTACAACAAACGAAAAGATGTGCAAGACAAACGAGTTGCACAGAACAGAGCAAGACGTCAGGCAATATCTGCTGGCAAGGCAAACGTGGGTGATGGTACGCAAGTTGATCACAAGGTTCCGCTAGACAAAGGAGGTGCAGCTACCAAAAGTAATACACGGGTTGTACCTGCAGAGTTCAACAAAGGTTGGCGCGGTAGGCAACCGGAAATGTATGGGAAGAAAAAGTAGCCGTGATAGTCAACCACAAAAAGAAGTGCTTGCTTTTGCGGCTGAGAAATCCAAACAAGGTGCTCTCAGTCATACCGACAGCTAAGCCGTTTACACACAATGGAATCAACTATGTAGCAGTTAAGCATGGGCCGGAAGAAACAAAGGTACTACGCAACATAGGCATCAATGCACCGTCTCCCATACTGCATCACTACAACTGGCCGTCAAGGTTCACCCCGTTTGCCCAACAGAAAGAAGCCGCTGCGTTCATGTCGTTGGAACGTAGGGCGTTCAACTTGTCGGATATGGGAACTGGTAAGACGTTGGCTACTCTGTGGGCGTACGACTTCCTGCGTAGCGTAGGTTTGGCGAAACGAGCATTGGTTGTTACACCGCTGTCAACATTGGAAAGGACATGGGCTGACGAAGTATTCACGCATTTCCCGCATCTGAATGTGTCTGTGGTGTACGGCTCTAGGGAAAAGCGACTCAACCTACTGAAGACTAAAGCTGACTTGTATCTAGTCAATCACGACGGCATCAAGGTATCAGGATTAGTTGAAGCACTTGCAGGGCGTAATGATATTGACCTAATAATTATTGATGAAATAGCACAGGTAGCACGTAACGCAAGTACTGAACGGTATAGAGCACTGCAAATAATATGCAACAAGCAGACGCCGCGCAAGGTATGGGGACTTACTGGAACTCCAACACCTAACGCACCGACCGATGCTTGGGCGCAGTGCAAGTTGCTTGTGCCTGAGAAAGTACCACCGTACTTCAATAGATTCAAAGATCAGGTAATGCGGCAAATAAACCAGTTCCTATGGGTTCCTCGTCCGAATGCACTTGATGTTGTACAAGAAGCAATGCAACCCGCAATACGATTCTCCCGCGAAGAATGCGTGGACTTGCCGCCGGTTATGTACGAGATGCGGTCAGCCAAACTTACTGCGCAGCAAGAGAAAGCGTACCGCGACATGATGAACAAGCTGTGCATAGAAGCGGAGGAAGGCAGGATAACCGCCGCAAACGAAGCGGTGAAAGCGCAGAAGTTGATCCAAGTAGCTTGTGGTGTTGTGTACGACGGCAAAGGCAATGAAGCTGTACTCGATGTTGGCCCTCGCATGGAAGTTTTACTGGAGGTGATACAGCAATCCAAGAACAAGGTTATTGTATTTGCCCCGTTTGTTGCTGTAGTTAAGAAGCTGCTGGAAGCAGTACGCAAGGAAGGGTATACAGCCGAAGCCATTTACGGTGAGGTTAGCAAGACTGAACGTGACCGTATCTTTTCTGAGTTTCAAGGTGACAGTAAGTTGCGCGTGATAGTGGCACAACCGGGAGCAATGTCGCATGGACTGACCCTAACTGCAGCTAACACTATCGTTTGGTTTGCACCGATTACATCAAACGAAACGTACTTACAGGCAAACGCCCGTATCACTAGACCGGGGCAGAAAGTTAGCCAGTTGATAGTGATGATTGAAGGTACGGTGATGGAGCGTAGGTACTATCAGAGGTTGAAGGACAAACAAAAAGTGCAAGGATTGTTTCTTGAGATGGTTCGGGAATCAAGAGCCTACGCATAAAAGGAGATTGCATGGCAAAAGTATCAGAGATGCCAAACGACGAATTGGTGAACATATACGTTCAACTACGCGATAGGCGCACAGTACGCAAGAAAGAGTTTGAGATGGTAGATAACAAAGATAAGGAGAAGCTAGAAAAGATTGAAGCGGTTTTGTTGCAGCGTTATCAGGAAGCTGGAATTGAATCCGCAAGAACCCAATACGGTACGGCGTACAAGACGACAGTAGCTTACGCATCAGTTGCAGATAAGGATGCGTTCTTCAATCATGTGAAAGAGAAGGAGGCGTACGAACTGCTTGATGTTCGATGCAATAAGACTGGAGTACAGCAGTACATTGACGAGCATGACGACTTACCCCCCGGCATCAACTGGCGCGAAGAAGTGCACATTCGCGTACAACGCGCTTAACAATTAATCAGGAGAACACAGTGTCAAATCTCATTCCTTTGGATAACGTTTCCAAACTGCCCGCTCACCTTCAAGCCTTTGCTACCGAGGGTAACGAGTTCGGGTTCAGCGGATCATCCTTCCCTGCTATCAGCCTCAAAGGTAAGGTCTTCACAATCGTTCGCGGTAAGGAACGTACTCTCGTCACCAAACCCGGAGGCGAAGGCGAACCCGCACCGTCGTTGGAAGTTGTTATCATTAACGTAGGCCCGAAGCAAGGCTACGCCAAGACTTTCTACGCTGAAGGATTTATTGAGGGCAGCGCCGCTAAGCCCAACTGCTACTCCCAAGATGGCATCAGCCCCGCCGCTGACGCTCAAGAAAAGCAAGCTAGCAAGTGTGCCCTATGTCCGCAGCATGCTGTTGGCTCCGGTGCGACCAACCAAAACCCCAAAGCACGGGCTTGCAAATCGTCCAAGCTGCTTGCCGTAGCCCCTGCCGGTCAACTGAACGACCCCATGCTGCTGCGCGTCCCCGGTGCGTCTACGATGGCGCTGTCCGAGTATGGTGACTTCCTTTCCAAGCGCGGAGTCAAAGCTGCCGCTGTGGTAACCCGCATCGGATTCGACTATTCGGTGGCCCACCCGTCCTTGACCTTCAAGGCTATGGGCGGCATCACTGCGGAAATGGCGGCAGAAGTTGGCCCACAGGTTAACTCTGATATAGTAAAAAGCATCATCGGCGAGAAAGTTGTACCTGCTTTTGAATCCGACGAGTTTGTGGAAGTTCCTGCCCTGCCAAAGAAAGCAGAACCCGTAGCAGCTGCAGAAGAAGCCGCACCTGCCGAAGCACCTGCGCCCAAGAAGCGTGTAACCAAGCCAGCGCCTGTAGTTAAGGACGAAGGTTTGGATGACGCCATTGACGCTCTGGACTTCGACGACAAGTAACAGTCCCCCCAACGAGGGGCGCGTCTCGTCAAAAACGCGCACTACTTCTAAGGAAAAACCATGATTGATTTTGCAATCGCAAGGCGGGCTGCACTCACGCAAAAGCGCGAACTTGAGAGACTGTTCAAAGTGTCGTACCCGATGGTCAATGCGTACATGAAAGATAAGTCATATCCTCGGGGCGCTCGTCGTGTGTACATAGAAAAAGTATTGGCACACGTTTCCAAACTGCTGGCCGAAGGAACTCTGCCGTTCTCTGCAGATATGGATTCCGAAGGTAGGCTGAAAGCTATTGACGAGATAGTAACGACAGTAACAACCGCGCAAGCATAATGTCCATACGGGGGTAGTTTATGGACATGCTGTCCTTTTTCCAGACGATAGTACCGTCTGATGGATTCAAATACCTTGTCGAGATCATTCCCGGCAACAAGAAGCACCACTATCCGTTTGCTACATACGAAGAAATGACCGAGAAAGCCGCCGAGATGGTGGCTGAAGGTAAGTCGTTCTACTACGCTTGCTCGTCGTACATAGAGATCAAGTACAACGAATGGGGTCACCCAGTTGGACGAACTCAAGATAATGTTAAGTTTGTCAAGGCTCTGTGGCAGGACTTGGATGTAGGCAAGATAGACAAGAAAACGGGCGAGTTACGGCCAAACAACTACGCATCTAAGAAAGATGCGGTGGCCGCTATCAAAAACGTGATGGAAGCTACGGGGTTACCCAAGCCGCTGCTAGTTGATTCGGGCAATGGGTATCACTGCTACTGGCCGTTTGAAGAGGCTATTTCTCCGGTTGAGTGGAAAGAGATTGCACTGCTGGCTAGAATTGCTATGACCCATGCAGGGTTTATGGCTGACACTTCCCGCGACGTAGACTCTGCATCCATACTGCGCCCAGTTGGTAGTTTCAACGGCGACAACGAAGTGGTAGTGCTGCGGGAGCAAGAACCAAAATCCCATAATTTCTACCGTGAGTTGTTTGTTCGGTACATTGACAAGCACAACTTATCAGCCCCAAGTGCCAAGCCGGTGTTTGAGAACGAATTTGCCGGTGCGCCTATGGAGTTTCCTCCATCCAGCATGGCGCTTATTGCTGAGCGATGCAATCAGATTCAGATTTTCCGGGACACTGGCGGTGCTTCTGAACCGATATGGCGACTCAATCTTGGTGTAGCTAAGCACTGCACTGATGGAGAGGAACTTGCTCACTCTTGGGGAGAGCAGTATCCCGGCTACACATACGAGGAAACTCAGAACAAGATAGAACGCTGGAACGCTGGGCCGACTACCTGCGAACGGTTTACTGCCGAGAACGCCAGCGGCTGCGCCGGTTGTGCCTTTGCCGGTTCAATCAAGAGTCCGATTCAGCTTGGCTACGCCATAGAAACGAAGCCGCCCGAGATCACAGTCGTGGAACCGGATGGTTCAGTCAATACCGCATCCATACCTAACTGGCCTAGGGGTTTCCGAGTAACCAAGTCCGGTGTCATGCAGATCATGGTTCCTGACAAGGACAATGTACCGCAGCCTATACGAGTAGCAGAACCGTTGTTCTATCTGAGCGAACGCATCAAGGCAGACGATGGAACTTTTGTATACACCGTAAGAATGAACGTGAAAGGTGGCAACAACGGAGAATGGCGCGACTTTGAGATGCCAGCCAAGAACATAGCTGAAATGCGCTCCCTAAAATCCGTCCTTGCCTCATACGAAATCGTGTCCTACAACGACAAATTCCTAGAGATGTACGTTAAAGAGTACTCGGTATCCATCCGTAAGTACGCTGACGAGATCAACACATTCAAGCAATTTGGCTGGAACAAGGATCGAACTGGCTTCTTGATTGGAAACTCTCTCGTATGCAAGGATCACCGTACCGAAGTTCGTATTAGCAATGACGTTATCCGTGACCCCCGACTGTTGACCGCTGGAGAAGTCAGAGGCGGTAAGCAAGAGTGGGCAGATGGCGTCAATACCCTGTACAACCGGGAGCATGGAGAACCTTGGCAGTACACGATCTGCACGGCATTCGGTGCGCCACTTATGGCACTGCTTGACTATGACGAGTGGAATGGCATTCCATTGGCGTTGACCAGTGAGGGATCAGGATATGGCAAGACAACGGTATCCAAGATAGCCATCAACAGCATAAGCAAGGCGGGGATTACAACGGTAGCTGATACGTCAGCCAAAGGCATCATCGGCAGGGCAAGCATTATGAACAACCTGCCCATGCTAGTTGACGAGATAACCTACTCGCTGCCCAATCCCGACGATATTGCGTACGTCGCGTACTCTTTGTCTAACGGGCGTCCAAGAGTGGGTATGACGGGTGACGGTAGGGAACGAGTCCCACTCCCGCCGTACAAGCTAGGTTCGATCTTGACTGGCAACAAGAACTTGTACAACTTAGTGACTCTAGCCAAAGTCAACCCGGAAGCAATTCAAATGCGCCTATTTGAAGTTGTCATGGAAGACTACCCAAGGATGGACTCGTTGGAAGCGGAGTCGGAGATACATGCCAAGCATCACGAACTTGCACTGCATCTAGTGGACAACGTGCATGGGGTGTTCGCGGATGACTATTTCAACTACATCATAGCTAACATGCCAGCAGTTAAAGATAAGTTGCATAAGACGGCTATGGCATTGGTCAAACTGCTAGGCGGTAACGCTGCCAAGGAACGGTTCTACGCATACCATGTAGCCTGTACGCTGGTTGGTGGTTTTATTGCCAAGCAGATTGGTGCGGTATCGTTTGATCTGAACAACTTAAAGCACTGGTCGTTGGAACACATTGAGCGTCTGCGTGGTGTAGCTAGGCTTTACAGCGAGAACGTGGAAGACAATCTGTCCGGCCTATTGTCCGAGTTGCACGGCACTATCCTTGTTACTCGCCACTTTGACCTGCTCGATACTAAGTCTGGCGTTACTGAAATGCCTATGCTCCCGATTCGGGAGGGTGTAACTGCACGGTTAGTACTTGGCTCAGACCGGGAACCGGGAAAGCTATTCATCTCGGTAGCTGCAATAGACGAGTGGTGCGTCAAGAACTCGCGGTCTTCCGTTCAGTTCAAACGGCAGCTTGCTTCCGCTGGAATGCTCAAGACTGGCGGGGATCAGGGCAAGGGATTCGACAAGAAGATCAGTATCAGTAAGGGCGTACCGTCTCACCCACTCGGTAGATGCCGTTGCGTAGAACTTGACTACTCTGTAGCACAGGGTTACGTAGACGAGTTCGTGAACATCAACAATATCGTAGAGTTCAAGCGCCCGTTAGCAGAAGACGACTCATCATCCCCGGCCAACGGCGCTCAAATTTAGTCTTCCGCCCCCCGCTGCAGCTTGGCTTCACGTTTCTTGGCTGTGGCGGGGTACTTAAGCAGGTTACTGATCGGCTGTCTCTTCAATTCGTCGGGCCGGTCATTGAAGTACTGACGCAGGTTGTCTTTACCTGACTGCAAGTCTCTCCATTCCTCGCGCAAGTCGCTCATTACGTCGCTGTCACCGTCCTTGTACGCACGATAGTATGCGTGCTCAATCTCGGTAGTACGATCTTTGTAAAACTTTTTGATCTCGTACTGTTGACCGCGAACCCAGTTCATTTCCGTCATTTGGGAACTGGGAATGCCGACTGCTTCTAGCGCCAGTGCCGCCCCACTAATATCCTCGGGGCGGAACATTACATCCCCATTCTTCAGTGTGTAGCCTTCGTTCCCAAGACGGAACGACTTCAGTGCATTCTCGACACCTTTGGGCATAAACTTTTCGACGCCCTTGTAGTAATCTCCGTTTGCAATGTAGCCGATGCCGCTGCCAAACTTGCCAATTTGTGAGAACGCAGGGCCAGCCAGACTCGCTGCAGTTTGTGCAATCTCGTTGGTTCCGTTGAACTTCCACTCCCCATACGGCATGATCGAGAAAATCTTGTCGTCCCCCAGCTTGCCTGATAGATTAAACCCGAGGTACGCAGGAACTCCATACAGGAGGAGCTTAGCCAAGTCCTCATCCTTAATCGTCTCACGCAAGTACCGTTCAAGGTCTTCCGGTTCATCCCCACCCCCAAACATGCCAAACACAATGGCCGCAAGGTTCATCATCGGCCAGCCAATTGCGCCAGCAGCTACACTGGTGTGGAACAACTTATACGCCAACATCCTACGACCGATTTTTCTAGTGTTGACGTCAGCCCCACGGAACGCATCGTTGAACGCTTTGACGTAGAGCGCAGCCATCATAAACTGGAACTTCCGGTACATCGTTACTACCTTTGGAAGTTTCTTCAACAAGAGCGGCGCACCAGTTCGGGACATATCCCCCTGCGTGGTTTGCAGCAAATTGACTGCGTACTGCTGAGCCTGTGCCGTAGTCCGATTAGCTTTGAGAGCCATGTTGTAGCCAGCTGCCGCTGCCGAAATCCGGTTCGCCGTCTCCACTGCGCGAGATACTTTACGCAACTGATGCAGGGCGTTACGAGCCAGTTTGGAAGACTTGTCAATTGCCTCTATGCCAGTCGTAAGTTTTTCAAATTGAGATATGTCCTCGTCCATGCCAACGTCGAGAATCTTCATATCCGCTGCTTTTTGCAGTGCAGCACGAAGCCCAACGTCCTTGACTTTGGACAGGTCAATATTTCCCCACATCCCAACTTGCTTGACCAGTTTGTAGCCATCCATCAGTGCCGACCAAGCACCGGGGTAATCATTGAAGTCAGACGCCAACTTCGGAATCGACACCATTATTCCCTGAGTAGCGTTGGTCAGATGGTAACCAAGACTTGTAGCCAACTGCCAAGCCGATGTTCCAGCTACAAGGCGATCCTGCCAAGGGGTTTCTTTGAAGTCTAAGTTGGCAGCGTAATGCTGGGCAATCAGGTTCACTTCATCTTGAGAAACGCGCTTACCGGACACTTGGTCTTTGGCTTGATCCTGCATCTTGATGAAGGCGTCGTTTATATCCTTGCCATGTTTCATGTTGGAGATGAAACCGGCTTCCGACTTGGCATGCGACAGGAAAGAACGGATCATGTCCTGATCGAAACCGGCACGGTTCAAACGGCGAAGCCCAGAAGTTCTAGCGTTTTGCTCGTCTAGTGCTTGGAAGTAGAGTTCTTGGACGATGCGCTCCATTGCATCCCTTGCCCCTTTCGGGACTTTACTATCCATGCTAACTGCCGACAGTACTTTCTGCAGCACGTTGACAGGGAGAACTCTACCTTCATTGACGCGCTCAGACTTCTCAAAGGCATCGGCCATGTCAAACGAACCGCCGTTAACTTTGTCGTTGGCTTGAGCAAATTGCTTGGCTTGGCCGATAGTGTCAAAGTAGGACACCACGTAGTCGTTGGAAGAACCCTTCAACGTCTCTACAGCTTTGCGATTGGCGGCGTTGTTATCTTGCGCAGCAGCAGCTTCAGCTTTACGCAGGGCGTCCGACTTGAGCACCGCAACGTAATTACCAAAACGTTTGAGCGGAGCATACGGGCCAACCAGTTTTCCGCCGGTGTTCAAAACGCCGGTCAAACCAAGCTGTTTCAACGTCTCTTGCTTGAGCAAACTCATCTTTTCGCCGTGGGCAAACACCGACTTAACCACGTTCTGCTCGGCTAGAGTCAGTTTGGCAAAGTCTGCTGCCATGCCCGGATCAACCACCACCTGTCTGTTGGCAAATTTGGGATCGTAGCCCCACTTCTGATCAAACGTAGACTTAGCTAAGAACGAGTTGACCTTATCCGTGCCACCTTTAATGCTGTTAGCGGCAACAGCAATTGTTTCGGCTTCCTTTTCCAAACGACCGCGAGTAGCAATTGACTCTTGCAGGGAGTCATACCACTGGCCAATCGCAGGTACTTTGGGAGTCAGACGCCCAACTAGATCGTGCAGGAACTCCAGTTGACCAACCAAATTCTTGGCCATGTGAGTTGCGTTATCGACAACCATCTCACCCTGTTTTCCAGCAATACGGGATACCGCATCACGAACCCCAATGGAGTACTGAAGTTTAGCTTGCTTAGCTGCGGGAGAGTTATCACTGTCAAGAGCGATACCGGCTGCACCGTAAGTGTAGTCAACCAAGTCCTGTGCGGTTAACTTCTTGCCGCGAGACAAGCGACTAGAGATAGCAGCTAGAACAAACTCAGCCAAGTCCTTAAGCCACTTGCCCACTTTGGACACGGAACCGGGGGTAACTCCAGCGTTGACAGCTTCCTCTGTTGCATACGCAACCCACTCTGCGTTAGAGGTTTCACCGGCACTTTGCATACGGGCTACGGTTGCATCGTATATCTGACGTTCAAGCGACCCGGACTTAGCAGTTGCCCACGATTTAACTTGTGCGGCAAGCTGGTTTTCTGCCTTGGTGCTGAGTCCAAGGTGCGCTCCAACTTCGTGCATGAACACCGAACGCTCTTGACCAACCGGAATGTTCCCAGCAATCAGGTACGCACGGCCACCATCAAACAGACCTTGAGTGCGCCAGATATTGGCGCTGCGCTGCTTGTCGCTTTCGGCTTTGTCTCGTACAGACTTTGGAAGATCAGCGTAGGACTGAACGATAGTTACCTTGTTCTTCAGCATCTGCGGAGTAAAGAACCATTCCTGCAGGGCTTTCATCGTTGCATCTACGGTTGAGCCATCCAGCACTGAATCTTGGACACTGGCTTTCAGTTGTTCGGAATTTGGAATAGCTGCCTTTTCTTCCCTAGCGTACTTGTTAGAACCCCAAGATACGTTGGAGGCAGAGTTGTTCAAACCACCAAAGGTAACGTCAACCGATTCAGTCAGCCCCTGAGTTGCTTCAGGGAACATCTGCTCAACCGTCATGGTCTCTGGCATAACAACAACAGTGCTGTCGCCAGTAAAGTTCTTGGCAATTATGCTGTCGTAGAACTCGTTGGTTACATTTATGCAACCGTAGCTAACGCGGTTATCTGTAGCGGTTTCTGTGGCAAGGCGCTCACCGCGTTTCTCTGTAGCACTACCAAGATACACACGATGTATAGCAAGCCAAGAGTTTTTGTTTTCTTTGAACCCAAGGCTTGTACCATAGGCAGCGTCTTTGCCAAACGTGCCAGCAAACTTACCAGCTGGAGTGATTTTCTCTCCACGCTTGGTGCTCTCCAAAGTACCTTCCGGGTTCAACTCAACGTCGCCCATGTCAGCACCGTACAGTGCTGGTGCTTTGGCAAGCAGTTCACCTTTACCGTCAAAGGCATATACCAAACCGTTGGGCTTGTCCGCAATCATAAACGGGTTACCCTTGGACTGCCGTGTCTGCCAATCAGCTACCAATCGAACGTCAGCCGTAGCTGCAGCACCTTTGAAATCAGCAACAGGGTTGTTAATAGTACGGGTAACGGTTACTTTGTTGACCGGAACGGTAGCATCTGCGTTAGAGATTGGGTTGGCGTTCATCAAGTTAACTGCTACGGCAATAGCCATTAGACCGTTAACAGCAGAAACCAACAGCTTCTTGAACAACGCTTCTAGTTCGTGGTAGACCTTTCCACCAGCTTGCAGCCACTTAGCGTAGTCATTCAAGAACGCTCGTTTGGTTGCCTTGCCGTACCCGTCTTCTAGGTTGTAGAAGTCAGTTGCTTGCTGCTTTTCTTTTGAGTCAAGCGCAGTATCAACAGCGGCTTCTGCTTGTTGCGTCAAAGACTTAGCATTGGCAACTTGCTCGTCAGTTACCGTCAGGAACAGTTGCTCAGCCAGTTGATGTGGAGTTTCCGGTACAACAGAGTACTCACCCTCAATAGCCGGATTAGGTACAGCTTTGCCGCTCTTAGTAGGCATTAAGTAATTGACCAACAACTCGGCATCTACTCGGCCATCAGGCATAAGAGCAGAACGCGGCGAACCAAATCGCTGCCACACGGACTTCATTATGTCCGGATTGTTTACCATTATCACTGCCACTGCGTGAGCCGAATCAAGGTTACCGCCCATTACTTCAGGCAGTTCTTTTTCGATAGAGGCAGCAGCTTCAGAACGACGTTGTGAATCCGCTTCAAATTTACGTTGTTCAGCAAGGCGGTTCTCACGACGGCGACGCAGCATTTCATCTGCGTTCTTTATATCAGCTGCGCTAAGTTCGCCAACTGATGCACGGCCATGCAAAAACAACCGTTGCGCGTTATTAAATTGATCGTAGTCGCGGTGTAGGTCTTTGACCTTTGCAGTTACATCGTCTACTTCTTTGGTGCTAAGTTTAGCTACAGCAGAGTCAATTTCTTTTTTGGTCTGCTTATCGTCAAGAGCAAGCACTGCACCGCCAGAGTCCATAGACTGACGAACGGTTACTCCACCACTCTCCAAGGCTTGATCAACAATCTCGTCTGTTGAACTGCCCATCTCAGCGGAGCCTTCCAGCACACTGTCGTACTCTTCTTGTAGCGCCTTATCCTCAGTGTAAGTCTCTCCAAACACCGCTTGATTTATGTCATTGATAAGTTTGCGCTCATACGAGTACCCATACTCTCCAAGTATTTTGTTCCACGTTACGTGGCTGGCAGCTTTCTTTACTGGGTTTGCAACCACTTCACCAAACAAGTCCGTAGCGTTTTCTTCGGTAACTTCTGCGCTCAGTGAATTGGCTATGCCACGCAGCGACTCCCCAGCCAAGAACATTTCTACCGCTTCTCGGTGGATGTCGTTATTAATATCTTCAGGAGCAACTTGTTCTTCGGCTACAAACGAACTGATAGGCGCACTGCGCTTAACAATCTTGATTTCTCCACCAAACATATCCTTGACGATTTGGCTATTGGCTTTGTTAACAGTAACGTCACCAATCTTTGAAGCCGTAAGTGGAGTTGTCTTAGCAGCAATTTGGAACCGGGCTTCCTTAAATGCTTTTTCGTACAAAGACTCAGGAAATACATCTGCTGCACCCAGCTGCTTACGTACGTTAGCAAGGGCTGCTTTGAACTCAAGGTATCCTAGTTTGATTAGCGCTTCAAACAGCTTAACCAACAGCGGCAGCACTTTTTTCTGCTGCACTGGCAGCATGTTCAACCGAGTATTTTTTGAAGCAAGGTCTGCAAGTTGAGCAAGAGCGTCCGATATGTCAGCTTTTGCTTGCGCTATTTCATCTTCGGTGGTTGATACGGCTTGTGTTGCTTGAGCGCTGCCGCCGGTCTTTGACTCTTGATTGGATACATTTTCGGCTTGCTGGTCTTCATTCCGCCCCGTACGTACGCCTTCACCAATGTTGCCATTTGCACTCCTTAGATTTAGATATAGGGCAAGAACCTCGTTGTCTGCGTTTCTATCTTCTTGTTCGGCACTTACTACCTGTGCCCATGCTTCTGGAACGGTTGGTGCCCACGCATAGGCTTCGTTTAGGGTTTGGTCGTAATCAAGGTCTCTACGATCCAAGTACGCAGCTACTTGCATACCTAATTCTTCAGCTTCAGTTATAGGAGTAATACCTAACTCCGCAAGAACCTCCTCATTTTGCGCAGGCTGTTCTTCTGCCAAAGTTTGAGCACGCTCATTTTCCTCGGCTTGTAGTCTACCTGCGCGAGTTTCGTTTGAAACAGACCAGTGCTTGCGATCCTGTTTGCTACGAATCGAGTGATCTTCTTTGATGGCAGCTTGCAACTTACTAACAGCATCGCCAGAATCAATATCGTCTTGGCTAACATAACCATCTTGGGCAAGCAGTGTAGCCATATCGTCAATACTGACGCCGTTGCTGGAGAACAAATCTCCTACACCGGGAATCTTTTCGTTACCTGCAACTCCGGTATCTGAGCGTTCGGTAAGCGCAAGACCACCATTTTTAATGATGGCAGTGATCAAATCATCTTTGTTGACGTCAATGCTCTTGCGTTGAGCATTGCGTTTGCCAACATTTTCGTTAGCTTTCTTCTTTTTCTCGCTAACAACGTTTTGTACAAGCGTGTAGCCGTTATCATTTTTTGCTTTGACAACTTTAAAACTACCTTGACCCATGCGCTTTAATTTTTTAGCTGCTTTAATAGCAGCGCCTTGATTGGGGTAAGTAGGCTCCGGTTCGGCAGCGGGTATGGATGCTATTTCGCTTTGGGTCGTAACTTGGCTCGGGGCTTGGTTTTCAATACGTGCTCCGGCAGCTTGCCCTTGGCTTGATATTTCTTCTCCCATTCCTGCGCTAACTTGGGTTCCTTGAGGTGCAGATACCGGCGCTGTGCCTCCGACTTGAACGGCATTTGATTCTCCTTGAGCTACGGGGGCAGCTACGGGGGCAGCTACGGGGGCAGCTGCTAGTTGTTGCTCAGCTTCTACTTTAGCTACAGCTTCTCGTGCCTTTGTAATAGCGCGTTCAACTTTGCCAAACTTCTTTGCTTGCACATCAGCAACGTGCATAGCCATACGCTCAGGATCAAACACTCCTTTAGCGTTCAATTCTTCCAGCGCGGACATAATTCTATTGGTGCGCTGACCCATAACAGAAGCAGTCTGTGCTTTGCGTTGGGCTTTCTTGTCAGCCCGGGTCAACTTAACTTTACCCATTGACTCGGGTTTGAAGGTCAAACCTTCATCGGCAAGAATCTGCTGCGCTTCCATCATGCGGGTGTACAACGGCGAACCAACAACCGGAGGACGGCCAGCTTTTGCTTCACTGCTTGCCAATTGAAGAACGGCTACTGCATCGCCTTTGTTGGACAGTTCCGGCAAGTCTCCAGTGGCAGGGTCGTACGAGCGAGTGTCAAACGTAGGAGCTTCTGCGGTCTGCAACTGGGTCAGTTCCAACATAGACAACTGACGCTCAAGGCTGGTATCTTTGTCCGTAACGTAAACGCCAGAACCTTCGTTGAACAACTTCTTGTACTCGTTTTCTGTACGAGTACGTTGCTTCTGATCTACCGGGGTAATGCCAAGATTGGCATTGATAGACTCGTTAAGCGGACGAGTGCCGTACGTTCCACCAACCGTTTCGATAGGCTTGGTGCGCAGTGCCTGTTCGTATTGTGCTTGCTCCCGTATCGGAGACAGGTAATTCTGGTAGTCCCTTGACTCCAGTGCGTTGAGCATATCCGCCGGGGCGTTGGAATTTGGGTCGAGATACCCTTCGGTACGCAATCCGGTAGCCAGATCACGGCGAGCAGACTCTTGGCGCATAGCGCCATAACCACCACGAGCACCAAACAACGATCCGGTCATGCCACCTTCAACTGCGGACGCACCTAACCCCTGACTCCAAGGCTTACCCTCACCGATGTTTTGAAACAACTGTTCGCTGGGGCTTTGCAGAGCTTCTTCCGCAGTTTCTTTAAACACCGAACGCGGGATAGCGGTAAGCATATTGACCGGACTACCCGCAGCCAACTGCCGTTCCGTAGTAGATGCTTTTCCCATAACTCGGGCAGCAATTTGACTTTCTAGATCGCCAGCATCGGGCATAAACCGACTTGCGCCACGGGCAATCAATCCTGTAGCAATACCTGCCGGTACGCCAACGTACCTTGCAGAAAAATCATTTTCTGGGTTGGCAATAATGCTGGCGGAAGTAGACCCACCGGCCATCAAACCTTCTCCAACGGCTCCAGCAATAGCAGGATTCTCTAGTGCAGCGGCAGCGCGAGTAAGACCGAGACCTCTAGCGCCAAGCTGCGCACCTTTGGCCAAGTATCCACCACCAAACATTTGTGGAATGGCTGCGGCAGCAGTACCAAGAAGCTGCGATGGGTTGGCTGATAGCTGCCTAAAAGCTTCTTTTGCACCTTCTACATTGCCCTGTGCGCTTGCAGCTTCAATAGCCTGCCGCATTTCCCGTTCTTTTTGAAGCCACTGCTCAGAGTGAAGTTGCTCTCCAAGATACTTAGTGCCTGAATCAATAGCACGGGCAACCGGATCGGCAATCAAGTTGACGCCCGGAACCATAGCAGCAAGACCAGCTACTCCGCCCAGACCATAGCCAACACCCTGCACTGCATCGACGGCAATATTACCTGCTGTACGAAGCGTGGAATCCGGTGCTGGCTGATCTAGGGATAGTCTGTATCTAACTACATTGGGAGTGGTGTTGTTGTTTTTTGCAATACGAGAAACTATATCGTCGTCAGAGAACGAACTAAAGTCTGACCCCCACGTTTTGCGAATGTCGGCAATTGATGGCACAGTGTTTCCGCCTATATGTCTAGGTATGTTTTAACGAGACAGTACAGAGTTTGCGTAATCAATAGCTTCTTGTCCGCCAAGTCCTTTGAATCTAGTCATTTGGGGAGACTCTATTGCCCCTTGCCTAACTTGTCTTGGGGGAAACGCTCTTTCTAGTTTTCTTTGCAAATCTTCTCTTTGCAAACCCAGCATCCTTGCCCTATCGCCAGCAGCGGCAAGCGATAAACCGGTAGGAACAGGAGCAGCGGCAGGAGCAGGAGCAGCAGCAGGAGCAGGAGCAGGAGCAGGAGCAGGAGCAGGAGCAGGAGCAGGAGCAGGAGCAGGAGCACCGTCGGAAGTAAGGCTTAAACCACCCCCTGTTCCTTGGTTATCACCAAAAGCACTTTGTAAATTGGCTCGCGCTTCATTGTTTTTTTCTGCAGGAGATAGTTTGTTCCATCTCTTAAGGGCTTCTCCACCTGCTTTTTTAGCAGCGTCTCCAAGCGCAGTTACTTCGTCTCTAATAAGCGGAAGAAGGTCTTTTGCCGGTATGGAACTAAACAAACCCCTAGCTTCCGCTGCTACTGATGGGTCTTTTACAATTCTTTGATACGCTTGCTTCAAAGCATCTGCTTTTGAAAGGGTGGAGTCTGCTCCCATTAGAGCCGCAGCAAACCCTTCAGCTTTATCCGCCAATGCCGCTGCCTGAGTTTGCGGAGTACGAGCCGCATACAGTGCATTACGCAACTCACCCATAGTTCTCAGTTCGGCGTACTTGATGGCTTCCGCACGAAATTTATCTTGGAAAGCTATAGTTTTTGATGGGTCGCGCATAACCCCGGTTGCCAAGTACTCTTTAAAAGTACCTAGCGGGTTAGGGTCACTCCTGTTTGTAGAAAAAAGAACTTTATTGGGTTCATCAGTATGGAAAAACTCAGTAACGCCCTTACTGTTTGTTCTTTGGGCAAAGTTTTTTCCATTGGCAAACTGGCTGTACGGGCCTTTATTTAACTCGTCTATTGACCCTGCCCGCATAATTTCTGATGCAAGTTTGTCAGCTTTCTCAGTGTCTACCAGTTTGTTAAGCTGCATACTGGCAACACGGGCACTGGTCAAAGTGTTGATTGCAGCGTTAGCTTTATCAGCGCCAGATACTTCAGCAATTTTTCCGTATAGCGTTGCGCTAGCTTTAATGTACTCTTCCGTTCCGGGCGTAAGAGCGTTTAGAGCGATAGTAGCTGCAGCAATCTCTGGACGAGCAGCTAGTTCACCAATCGCTTGGGTTGCTTCTCGTTGCAGTGACTCCACTTGCAGGGTAAGTGCTTTCTTTCGTTCCGGTGCGGAGGCAAGCGTGTCTAAAGCACCAGCTTCGGAAAACTTACCGTACTTCAGAGCTACATCACGCTGACGGCCAAGCCCTGCACCGGGAGCGTTATACCCGGTCATAGCCGAATCAGCTTCAATTTGTTTAGCTGGGGTTTCCGTTCCCTGTTGTTCTCGGTAAGCACCCCCTCTTATGTCACCCGGAGCCATACGAGATGTAGTCATCTCTTGGTAGGGAGTTAGTATGTTGCCTACACTGTAGCCAGCTTTTGTATACGCTTCGCGTCCAGCTTCTGGTGTGTTTTCCGGTATGTAAAAAGTCTTGTTATCCGGGCCAGTGACTTGCAAACCTTGCCTTTGCTCCGCAGTAGCGGGCGCTGCAGCACTTTTCAATTCAGCTAGGTAAGCCTGTTGGTCTTCGTACGCTTGTTTTTCTCGGTCAGCTTTTTCCATTTCTTGAAGTTGCTGATACGTACTCAATCCCGTCTTGACTGCACCTCCAGCCAAGTAACCAAGTCCAGTCAGAAAAGATGCCATATTAGACCTCTACTATGTAGGTAATGATTGCTGCTACTTTACGCACAGCAAACTTCTAGTTCGTCCATAAATCCAAAAAGAGCCGGTTCTATAGCTATAGAGATTGTTTTCATGTTCTCTACATGCGTTGCAAACGCATCGGGGTGGTGCTTCTTCAAGTACGCAGACTTTCCATCACCGCACCATGCCGTACAGTGCAGACAGTCTATCGAAATACCTTTTCCTTCGTTATAGAATTGCGGTAGCGTAACGCCTTTCTCTTGCAGGTAGTCAAGAACATCGTCGTCAGACCAGTTCTGCACCGGGTACAAGAACTCAAACCCTTCGGACGTATCTCCCGTTCTGTACTTTCCCTTATACGTATCAGAGTCTTTTTGACCCCTAATAAGTAAGGTAACGCCGTCAGAAAGCATACGTTCGTGCATGGGAATCATAAGCGATCTAGCGCAGCAAGAAACTCTATCCTGTAGTAGAACAGATGAACCAACATTGCTAACGTGCGCACCTTGAGCAGAACTCCACGGTAGTACATCAGTAGGCCACCCAAAAGTTGCGCGTACTTCCTGCACTTTTCCTAAAACTTCTACAAAACGGGGGACTTGTTTTGAAAATTGCTTAACAAACGCAAGGGTTTCAGGCATAGCGTCACCAGAATTGCAGAAGTACACGGTAAAACGATCCCAATAAGGTTTCAATAACAGAAGCGCAGCAGTCGAGTCCTTACCTCCAGAAAACTGGAACGCTATGTTTGAGTGCCGATCAAGGTAAGACGTTATATCCATTACATGTATATTGCTGCACCAGTGCCAATGGCCGAACCAAGACCCTGCATAGCACCCGCGGATCGTTGCGCTTCAGCACTGTTGTACTGCGCCAGCATGTTGTTATAGCTGCCCTGCGCACTAAGTATATTGCCAAGACCACCCATCTGCTGACCGATACCAGTCTGTTGGAAACCAGCGCCTTGCGCCATACCAGTAAGCAGAGCGTTGCCCGGAGCCATAGTGTTTGACACAGCAGAGTTACCAGCGTTAAGAGTCAACCCATACGCACCTTGCGCAGCACCGGGGAGGTTACGACCAAGACCAGCTGCATCAAGTTGACGTGCCCAGCCAAGGTTACGTTGTTGGTTACGCGCATTAGTCATTGCACCAGCTACAGCAGAGGAGTTAGCACCTGCCAATTGTGCTTGCATTGTTGCCATTTTTGCAGGGGAGTACCCATACCGAAGACCCTGACGCGCCACCATGTTGGCTTGTTGCACTTGACCGCGACGAGCATCGGCAGCAGCTTGCGCTGCTTGTTCTTCCATACGCTGCGGAGAACCTTCAGCCGTAGCTTGCGCCACCATCCCTTGTTCTAGCGGACGGTATGTATCAGTCATGTACTTATAGTAATCAGTACCTTGTTGCTCTGACTGCTTCATTAGAGCAAGTTGCTGAGCCACTACAGGTTCTGCGGTAGCACGATTGAGTTCATACTGACGCTTTGACTCAGCCAACTGTTCACGACCAAGGTCTGCACCAATCTGTGCAGCTTTTTCAGAGGCAGCGGCTAGCTGCGAATAGTCAGGGGCAGCAGGGGCAGGGTTGTCGTTACCGCCAAAGATAAAATCGCTGTAGACTACCCTATCCCACTTATGCTTGGGAGGGTGATCACTTGGACAGCCAAGAGGAATATCCCCTGCCGGATTAAGCCGCATACGCATATTCGCATCCTCCTGCAAGTTGCTTGGCTGGGGTCATCCCCACCACAGAAACCATTTTTTCTCCGGGACTTCCGGTACGAACTTGTGTCATTGTACAACCTCTGGCTGCTGCCAAGTTAGCTATAGCAAATAGGCGGTTTTTGGTCGCCCACTTATGCCTCCACTGAGGCAGAATTCCTATGTGATAATACGGAGTGTTGCAAGCGATTGCGCCAATGTCTTTACCGTTTAACTGGATAATTAGGGCATCCCAAGTCTCTAGTTTAGACAAGAAATCCCCTTCTGTCTCTGGGGTTAAACGATCCCGGTAGGCTGTGTAGAACACATCTTTGGCGTCCGGGGACTCGACAAACTCGATCACTGCATAGCCTCCAGAATCTCGTTGATCTTGGCCGCACACGTTGCGGCGGTGGCAGTTGCGGTATCCAGCGGGACAATCTTGCCCTTACGAGCACCCGTAATGATCTCAATGTTCTCTTTGACCGCTATGTTGATGGCAAGTTGGTCAAACTGAGGGGCTGGGATGGCACGTTTGCGGATTGTCATATTGCTTTCAACCCTGCTGAAGTTTCGGCCATTTTGACGTACAAGACTTGAGCCGTGCCCAGAAGTTGAATCCTGAACATATCGGCTAGATTACCTGCCGGTAACTTAAAGGTTTCAGTGTCTTGCACCAGATGGGAAACAGCGAGTTCGTCGTCGTAGTACAGGTTAAGCGTAACGTACTCGGTTTCCGGGGTAGACACGTCATAGGTGGCTGGCCCCATTCCAACAGCTTTGTAGTTAACATACCACCCGTTAACATTTCCTCGCGGTATACCAGTGCTGCCGCCGTAAGTTGCTACGATGGTTACGTTAGCTGCCGTGTTAGTCGCAAGAGCCGCCAAAATTGCGTTTTCATCGGCAAGGGATAGCACCCGTTTGATGGCGACTTTAGCAGCGCCCCAGTTAATGGGCATTGGCAGTTCGTATGTCTTGGACGTCCAGCTGTAAGGAATCCGCAAGCCGCTCTCAGAGTCAAACTTGTACACGCCGTCCGAAATAAGGTAGTACGCTTCACCGTCGTTAGGGTCTGCGTACAAGGCGTCGCACTGCACAGAAGATGTAGTCAGCGGAGCACCCTGCTCTAGCAGTTTGAACAGCAGAATTGCCGGTACTTGGCTGGTTGGCTGATACCGAATGAAAACACGGTTTTCAGACAAGGCGCTGATCATAGACTCAGGATTGAGCAGTTTCCACTCGACTTCTGTGTAGAAGTCTTTGGTAAAGATAGACGGGCCTGCCTGTCCTATGTACGCAAGGCCAAACGATGTAGCGTAGAGAACACCGTCTCCTACAGCAACCATGCTTCGTTTAGCTAAACACGGCCAAATAGTGTTAACTTTCTGCAAAGTAGCAGTTGCTGGTTCAACGCCATCAGCCATGTACGGGTTAGCGTGGGTAGCCGCTACAACCACCGTGCCGTACGATCTGGTCTGCACTATTGGGTAGTCAGCGCCCAACTGATAGGCAATTGGCCAAGCGTGAGCTTGGTAAGGTTCTGAGAAGCACAGCAGGTTATTTACAAACCCGTACGCTGCACCAGACGGCAGGAATCCTAGACCGCGCAGTCCTGTAGGAGGGGGAATCCATCCATCCGAAATAAGATCATCGCCCTCAATCTGAGCGTCAGTTAAGGTGTCTGAGTAGGTTGTACCAGTAATGTTGTCAGCTACTAGCTGGTACGTCCCAGTAGAACCGCTAGTCCGGTACAGCCGCCGGTACATCCCGGTTGTGTTCCAATAGGCTTTACGTGCCCATGAGGTGTACGTGGAGTAGTCTCCAGTTACCTTAAAGGATGAAGTTGTAGGCACAGCCGTTACAGTAAGCGTGACTGAGTTTATAACTACCTCGTCACCTATACGAAGCCAATGTAGTGCGGATGAACTGTTAGTAAACGTGGTGGAAGGAGCCGAGTAAGTAGCCGTACCCGAACCGGTATTGGCGGGGAACGCTTGCATAGCTGTAGTAGAACCGATAGCCCAAGTACCGTCTATTTTTCCGGTAACTTCTGCTGATACGGGAGATGGAGCGGACTCTTCCCCAAGGGCGGTGACAAACGTGTACCGATAGAAACGGGTCGATGCCGTACCAGTACCGCCTGAATGAGATACAGAAACGGCAGTTGTAGGTGTTGGAACACCCAGAGCTAGATCACTGGCAACAGTAGTGTAGTTAGTGTACGTGGTAAAGCGAGGTTCACCGTCTCCAGACCAGCAGTATCGGCCCTCTACGTCAACCGACAGTGGAACTTTGGCTATATCAATGTCAATAGTCCAAGTACGCCACTTTTCTTCATCGGTAAGTTCGTTGACCGCACGGTAAGTAGTTATGGGGTTGGTGGCAGCAAACGACCGAGCAGAGTACTTGATAGGGCGTATTTCACCCGAAGTAAGGTTCACGTTAGCGGCATCTGCTGCAGCCCCATCGGGCAACAGACGAGCAGCCGTCCTAGGGTACAAACCCCCAAACGGCCCAAATTTTATGGCGGAATTAGGCACGTATTACTCCAAATTAAGCCAGCATGGTTTCTGCGGCCTTTTCGACCTCAAGCACACGACGCTCCCAACCCTTGCCAAAGTCAGCCCAAGTGTTCAGTGCTTTCAAGAACTGGAGCCGTTTGGCTTGGTACAGATCAACGATTTCGGCTGGATCGTGGGCTGCAACAGCTTGCAAAGTACCGTTACCGATCGCTCCGTCTGCTGCTGCCCCAACACACTCTTGAAGCCACTTTGCTGCCCTGCCGGGGCCGGAATTAATGGCGGCGTCGAAAACAGCATAGTCTACTCCAGAGGGCAAATTGTCGCCTTTAATTTTGTCCCAGTACGCACGTTTGTACAGGGGCGCTACATCCGCCGGGGTCAACGCCCGCATTGCCTTCTCATCCACAGGATGCCCAACGAATTCTTCCCAAACCTTTTTGGTGCAGCCAAGGTTGGTCATGCCGCCCGGATCGGACGGATGGTTCACAAATCCACCCTCGTGGTGCAGGACTGCGGCCAGTGCTTTCTCAAAGTTCTCTTTCATTTTTCTATCTTCTCCGTGACTTTTACTGCTGCCAATATTCCGATGAACCCGCCAACAATGGTGTTAAACGCCGGGCCAATGATTGGAAAAATGTCGTCATTGTTGACCACGCCGTTGGGCAGGAACAGGCCATAGAGGAACACACCAACCATCGACACCATCACCAGCGATAGCGTCACGCTGACCAGAATCGTCACAAAGCAGATCGTCTTCTCTCTCATTGCGGACACCATGATTGTTTGGCGTCGCCGTAGTACGCACGGGCAAAGCCTTTGTTGATGAGCATGTCGCGCAGACTTACGCGGTCAAGAATCACATCACCCAGCACTCGTCCACCGTACTTATCCCAAGCATGCAAAGCAACTTCTACTTTCTTGGCTTTGGCAACGGCGGCTTTGGTGAACTCGGTTGCCTCTTTGCCCTTGGCATCTTCTTCAGGACACTTGGCACGAAACCCCTTTTCAGGCGTATCCACGCCAAAGACTCGAATGGATATTTCCTGTTTAAGTGGTTGCGGCAGGTAAGTTGCTGGGATCACCACGGTATCTCCGTCGATGACGCGAATGATGGTTGCCTTGTACACCACAGGTTCTACAGCTAACGCAGCTGCAACGTAGGCCAGAGTCAACGCCAGTACTGCAAGCAGTTGTTTCATTTCTTTAGCCCATTAAGTTGATTAGACTTGTCTTTGCTACCTTGGCTGGAACCGAAGTAGAACGAAAGAACCTGTGTAGCGGCACTGGTAATGAAGCCCAGCGCAAAGATCACGATGTTTTCTTGCGAGTCAGGGATGTTGCTGAAGATCAGGATGCCAATCAGCACAAACGCCAGACCTACCGTTCCAAGAGCCAGCAGTGGCATGGTCAGCTTCTCCAGTACTAGGGAGTTGGCACTGGTAGCTATTTCAGCGTGGGCTTTCCGGGCAGAGTCACGATCCTGCACTTCCAGCTTGAACTGCTCCAGATCAATCTCGGCCAACCTTTGCGCTGCTTTAGGGTCGTCTTGAATGGCCTGAGTTACAGCTTCCACTGTATCCTCAACACCCAACTTACTGGCAATTGCCCGAACAGCCATACCACCCATAGGCCCAGCTACGATTGTAGCTAGGGCAGGAGCAGCACCCTTCAGTAGATCAAGCAATAAGTCCATAGTTACCTCGCGTAGTAGATGCTGACGAAACAAATGATCATCACGATTACAACCACAACAAACACCCCTACGATAGACAGCAGGTCGTTCATTTCCTTCTGCTTGGCTGCTGCTTTGTCCTTGGCTAGACGTGCCTTGCGTATCTTTTCGCTGTTCTCTGCATCCTGCTCACCGCTGATGCGGTTACGTTCTTTGCACAGCTCTTCGTACAAATCCATCTCGCCTTTCATGGCGAACATGTCACGCAATTCCCGCTCAAACTCCTTCATCTGCTTGCGCTGCATCACTATGGTGAATGCTTGGCTTAAGGCAGACTCTTGCTTTGCAGCCTCTTTCGGGTCTTCCGACTTCGGTTGAGACTTAAGTACTTCTACTTCTTTGGCTGCTTTTTCTATCTGACCTTGAGCTTTGAAAAACTTGCTCAGGTCG